ATCACTTCTGAACGGCGATCTTGAATGACGTTTGTTTGTGTTCCTACTGATTGGCCTGACCCTTTAGGAAACATTTCCTTATATTTCTGACGGTCCATTGACTGCAGTACAAAGCACCACTCAGAGTCTTCGCGGGTTTGTAATACAGCATTAAAGTCAAACCATACGCGGTCTGGGGCATCGGATATAGGATCAATATACAGGTCCTGGTCGAAGCTGTTGTTATCACCCCAGCGTTGATTAACACGCCATGCATCAAACCCTGCACTGATCATAATACGACCACTGGCACTGAATATATCCGAGGCATTGGATAAATTCTCGATATTGCGAATCAGTCCATCGTAGGTCTTGGCAAGGTCTTTGGTGGCATCTCCACCCGCTGGCTTGACCTTGATATTAAAATCAGCCTGCTCCATTTCTCCTGCAATATCATCGACAATGTCATTGCATCTATCAAATGTATATCGTGGCCTGTCTGTAAAAGAGGCAGTGACTTCATCCTCCCACTGACCGTCTGGTTCTCTCAAGAATAAAAGGACTTCCCGCACCTTGTCTCTGCGTTCGGACTCAACGGTTTGTGCTTTGCGTAGCAGTTGAATAACAGCGGTATGATCGGTTAAGTCAGCCATGATAGTGGGTGCTGAAATTAAGGCTCATAGTTTCTGATCGGATATCAGGATTAGCCAGGCTCATCATCATTGAGTCCGCCATATTGGGAGAATCGATCTTGGCTACTCGCATTTCATCCTTGCTCATTATCTGTATCAGACCGCTACCATTGGGTTTTCTCGGTATTCTACACACTTCAGCCCGTAATGCCGTCATATTACTGATGTCTGAAGAAATACTGATCAGTTCATCCGGATCAATGTATTCGCCCTTCTCAATCGCTCGATAGGTTTTGTGAAAACGTTCGCTCAAATACCAGTAGTACTGTGCTCGACGGTTCTTGAACGTTTCCTCATTCGTCTTAGCCTGCTTGTTGGAATGACTGCGTTGAAATATCTGCTTCGGATTATCCACCCCCTTTGATCCCCGGAACTCAACGTGATCCATCTTCTTGCCTTGAATTGAGTCCAGGGTCTGCTTTCTAAGCGCAGCTCCCATGCCGTCAGCATCCCACACATAAACATCAGCTTGATTCTCAATAGCATAACCGGTTGCCCAGTCACAGCCATCATTAACGTCAAGACCTTCTTTTTCCTGTACGTCAAGAAACACCGCACCATGCCGATAACTCAAGCCTTTCGCATCAGGCCCCTCATCAGATGGATCGTGTGAAACCACCTTTACGCCATTTGGCTTGAAACCTAGCTTAATATGAGCATCAATAGCAGCGTCAAACCACTCCGGCCGAATAATGGCGTTCTCAACCGAATCATTAAACGCCCCTTCCCACACCCAGTCATACCAGGATCGTGTCTGGTGCTCGTAATCCCACAGCCTGAGCTTTTCCTGCTCTTCGTTCCACCACGGATTATCTCGCCAGTTCACTATCACGATGTAATGCAGGTCATCTTCATAATAGCCATCACGCTGTAATTGCTTTTGATACGGATTGATAAATCGCTTACTGAACGGATCGGCACTGGATTGTGGGTTTGCACTGAACCAGCACTGAGCCCCGGGGTTGCGAATAATTGTCGGCAGTAGCTTGTCTAACGAGGCTTGAGAGGCTCTGTGTGCCTCCTCAAACCATGAATACTTATAGCCTTGGGCAGATTGCATCGCATCCGGATTACGGTTAGCGCCCTTGTAAGTAGTCCTCGCGCCATTAGGGGCAATGATCCTGCGTTCCTGAATATCCCAACCTTCCAGCTTTAGCCGATTGTTAATCGAGTCTGTTAAGACCTTGTGTACTGAATCAACCACTGAATCCTGGAACTCACGCAGACAATAGATATCAGCCCCTTCTGTGTCCATTTTAAATGTGGCTAAATCTCCTAACCCTATTGACTTGCCCGAACCACGGCCACCAATAACTATCTTGATCGGCTGCGGCTTCGTTAGAAACGGCAACAGCTTGGCATTGACTTTAAGTGTCCGTTTCATCAATCGGCGTTACAGGCAGGATTGACCATGCTATTGATATTGACTGTCCATCAGGACCAGACACTTCATGGCTTTGCGTGGACTTACCGTCTGTCCTGTCTCCAAGCTCTCTCAGAGCCCACGATTCACCGCCACACGCAGCTTTAATGAACTCTCCAGCACACTGTCTGAGCCCTTTCTTGTAAGCAGGATCATCACCGTCTAGTTCTCTACCTATCTTGGCTAGCTCGTAACGAATAGCATCACGCCACTCCATGCCCTTAGTGGCATTACTGTTACCGTCTTGTGCGCCTCGCTCAGCCATTTGATACCAATCTAGTCATTTGATTCGCTTGAAAGTATCTGATTTGATTTAGAATTATCTGAAACCCTGACAAATGGATGATCTAATGGTAAATCATCAGGCCATACTTCAATTGTAGAATCCCCAAATACATACAGATCGCCGTCACATAGGACAGATAATTTATCTTGCTCTATTGGTTGTCGTGCCGGCATTATCAATACTCACTTCCCGATAGTATTTCCCGCGCTCTCTCAGTAGTGCGTGGTTGAATGTTGTATTTACCGGGCTGCGTATTGTCTTGATCAATGTTGTCGTTAACAATCTCTGCGGGATTACCAGACCCAACAGGTCCGTGATCCATATCCCATTTATCACTTTGGACCATTACGGTGAAATCTTCTTCACCTTCTTCATTGAGAGTTTGCCAGACCACAGCAAAAGGATATTCGATGTCTCGCGCACGCATCAGGTCATAAAAAACAACAAATGCGGTGCGCATATCGGCTTGTTTTAGTTCCTCTTGATATTTTACTTCTTCTTCTACTGTTCTCTTGCTCATTTCCTTCTCCTTCGCTTGTTGGGCTGTTAACCCGCTCATTTATTCCGCCTGTACAAGAAGTCTTTCACATCTTTCCGAATGCCATAAAACAATATAATTTCCACCACTGTAAATATATATATTGAAAGCCCAATAAGTATGATAGAAATCAATGTGTCACTCATTTCGCTTTACTCCGCTTCTTACCTGCCTTTCTCAAAGCTATTGCGACAGCCTGTGGTGTAGGCTTACCTTCTTTCTTCAATCTCCTGATATTCTTCGAGATTGTCTTTTTACTTGTGCCTTTCTTGAGTGGCATTACTTACGCCGTTTCACTGGCTTTTTGGTTTTCTTCTTTGCTCTGCGTTTACGGCGTTCTGGTTCTGTATGTCCTGGCATGACGTTCTCCTACGTTAGTTGAGCAAATTGCAGGTTTTTAATTCCATAGAAATATTGCTCATAATGCTGACTGGACAGATCCTTATCAGTATTCAGCGTCACTACCTTTTGCTCTGCAGTTGTTCTGTTGGTGTTGATAATAGCATTCGCTGTGGCCGGTACAGTGATCTGCATTGAAGTGGAAGGTGTGACAATGGTTGTCCAGTCCACTAATTCTTTACCAGACTCGCAATCATCCACCCGATATCTCGCTGTAGTCGGCGTAAAAGGGTTACCAGTGGTATCTTCCGGCTTCGCCGTCACAGTGACCTCAACCAATTCATTGTGTGTTCTGCTCACCAGCTACTCCAGTGCAATTGGCAAATCATCCTCTTGCAATATAATACCATCATCCTCGGTGAGTATAAATCCGAGTGGATTTGGGGTATCTGCTATCTTAATGGTACGACTGGCGCTGGAAAATGTCACTCTGCGCTGTGTTGAGGAAAACCTTACCAATCTCGAAACAGAACTAAATTTCACCACATGAGCTAGTAATATGGGTGCATCTGCCGTGACACCAATGGTTGGCGTGGCAGTGACAGGCGATGTACTGTTAACCACTGCCTCATCAGGCACAACAACAGTAATAACCTCATTTACCGTTACATCGTAATCCGGAGAATCTGTCCATGTAATGGTGACAACCTGGTCGGATGTTCTAATAACTGAGGTTATTAATTCCTTATCCCGGACCTCTTTATTCCAACCAGTTGCCTCAGTTTGCGCGGCTGTAACGCCATTTAGAACAATCTGCCGAATCTGATCAAATGGTGTACCTGCGACCTGCCACGCATCACCTGTCATCGTGATAATGGTTTGCTTGCCGCCAGAGCGAACATCGGTTTCGTTAAGTACCAGATCACCGCTGACAGCCGCACTAACAACCGCAACCTCTGACGCTCCGGTCAGGAACTTCATTAAGATGATATGCGTGAGTACCATCTTATTTATTTAGCCTTGAGCCTGGAATCCGTTGATAGATATTGTAATAGTGGTGATTGCAGCAGAGGGATCAAAAAATAATCCGGTATTGGCTGT